CTTTTTTAAGTTTTTTTAAATTATTTTAAAAATATTAAAGAACTTTACGATTTCCTAAAATTCTATGTAACTTTTCAGATAATGTTATTTTTGACCAGTTTTCACGAACTTTATAGGTTTTACCACCCACTTCAAATTCAGTTTCACCTGATTCTTTTGCTTTTGCTACTGCGTCTCCGAATGCGTTACCTTCTTCTACATCTTCATCATCTTCATCGCAAGTTTCACACACCCCTTCTTCAAGTTCTTCTTCGTCTTCACCTGTAAATTCTTCGGTGTCTTCTACTTCTTCTGTAACTTTTTCTTTGAGTTGGTATGTTTTTCCACCTACTTGAAATTCGGAATCACCATTATCACGTGCAGCTTTTACCGCTGCTCCAAACGCATTTCCTTCTTCAATTGATTCTTCCACATCTTCTTTTTCTTCTTCGTCAGATGAATCGTCTGAATTTCCTTGCTTCTTTAAAATTGCTTTTTTAAGAGGTTCTGGAAGTTTTTCTTGTGCAGCGGTTAAACCTTCTTCTACGTCTTCTTTTTCTTCTTCGTCAGATGAATCATCAGAATTTCCTTGCTTCTTTAAAATTGCTTTTTTAAGAGGTTCTGGAAGTTTTTCTTGTGCAGCGGTTAAGCCTTCTTCTACGTCTTCTTTTTCTTCCGTTTCTTCGGAATCACTTGAATTTCCTTGCTTCTTTAAAATTGCTTTTTTAAGAGGTTCTGGAAGTTTTTCTTGTGCAGCGGTTAAGCCTTCAAATAGTCCCATTTCATCTGCGACTTCTTGGATAATTTCTCTGAGTTCTGATTTTGTTATTTTCATTTTATTAAGTTCCTTATAAAAACATTTGGTGTCCTGATTGTATTCTTTGCATATTTTCAAATGCACTACCCGTTGAAAATGACTTTTTGCCACATTCAGTTTTAGGTTCTATTTCTTCGTTCGTTGTGGTGTTTCGGTTTTTAAAAAATCGGTTTGATATTAATTGAATTGCATATTTGTGTTCAGATTCTGTTAACTCGATTGATTCTTCGACAAATACTTCACATGATTGCTTAATCAAATATTCAAACAAACGTGTAAATTGAGTTTTATCATACAATCTTTCATTTACCTGAGTTTCTATCTGCTCAAAAACTAAATTAGTTTTTTCTTCACAAAAAGATTCGTTTGTGAAAATGAAGTCGACTAAATTTTCAATGTTGCTCACATCTACTTCGGCCAAAACTTGATCGTTTGTTCCACATATTCTAGCAAGTTGCTCACGTGCAGACATAGAAGTTTCCATCAGTTCACCATAAAATTCAGGATTTGGTTGAAATTCATACGAAGTCATTTCGTCTAAATAATGACCACCGAAGTAAGAATCTTCAGACACGGTAAACTTTAAATTATTAGCCGAAGCAAATTCATTAACATCTTCAACTGTTCCTTCACATACACTTTCACGTTTTATGCCACTAAAACTTATTGTCTTTTTCAGCAACTTACCTTCTACGGTTGGTTTCGTGTTAAGTTTTTCAAGTAAAACTTTTCTAACGAATGTTTTAAGTTTATTGCGGTTCATTTGTGTCTTCTCCTTTTATTTCAAAATATCTATTAAGAATGTTACCCATATCTTCGTAAAGACTTTGCATTCGTTGTGTATAAACTTGTCGTTCTTTTGCAGTCTTGTAAAAATCTTTCGCAAGTGTTTTAACTTCTTTTAAGTTTCGTTTAACACTAATTCCATCAAACCAATCATCGGTTTCATTTAAAATACATTGTGATGCATTCTCTATAATATTGCATATATCCTCGGCAACATCCATATCTTTTGCTTCAAGTGCTATAAACCTCTGATACTTTCCAAACTTTGATATTTTTTCAGATGCTATTTTTTTCTGTTCAGTGGAAAGGCCTTCATCTGAAAATTTATCTGTATTGGGATCGTATTCTTTAAGTAATTCTTTTTCTTCTTTCAATACCTCAAGAATAACTTCTTTAATTAACTTTTTTGTATTTGCAGAGTTACTCATTTTGAATCTCCTATTTCTCCTAAAATTTCGTGTATAATACCTTCCATTTTACAATACTTTGTACACACACGACCACTTGTCACAACTTTGGGATCAGTTGAAACTGATTCATTTAAATTTACAGGTTCGAGAAATGCACCACGTGTAGATGGATTACTTACAAAATCAAATGCTACCAATTCAAAGTCATCATTGACAAGAGTTTTACCTTCATGTTCACGGGTTGTTCCCATTCCACGTGAACTTATACCAAGTGTTATACCAGATTTAAATAGCTCTTTTAAAATGTTTCCCGATGGTGTACCGAGTACCTCAACTTTTCCAAGTAAACTCTCACCTTCCCACCACATCTTAGTAACATTGTGACTTACATTTTGTAAGTTGACTACACTGCTCTCGGGATGGTCAAGTTCTCCTAATGCACGTCTGTCGTTTATCAATTCATTATACTTAGTTGCTTCTCTTTCAAGAAGTGATCGTTCATACACACGACCATTTTGATTTTGCTCAGATGCTTTTTGAAGAATACCCTGAACGATAAGTTTTCCTGAGTTTTGTTCAATGCTTTCACTGATCTGCTCAGGTGTGAATTCAAACGGCATTGTAGTAACTAATAATTTCTTTCCCATGTTATTAAATAAGTATATACATATTTTTTATTTATTTGAGTTTTTCTAATGAATTATTTTATCAGTGTTTCGTATTCTTTTTTTAAAATTCTATCAGAATGTCTGATTAAACTCTTGAAAGTATCCACCACTTCTTTTAGATCATAGTCATCACCAAGTTCAAAATTATACAGATCAGACTTTAAATAAAAGTTTTGATCAAACTCAATAGTAAATTTTCTCGAATCCGTTTCAACTACAAATCCTACACCAGTTCCTTCTACATTGTCAAAATTTTCTTCAGCAAGCAAAATGCTCATGTGGTTTAATGTGTCATAATATTCATCGGTTGGAACTTTTTCAGGTAAGTCTGTGTGATTAGTTTTTGCGATTTTCTTAGAATCTTTATCAGACATACCATTTGCAATTTTCTTTATTTTGGAAAACAAATCTGCATCTACATCACTTTTTTTAAGTTCACCTTTGTTATATGCGTGTACCATTCCAAATAATCTTTGTTGTGATTTTGATTTTGCTTCTTCGTTTACTTCTTCATCTTCATCCTCTTCTTCGTCATTAGGTTCTTCGTTGGGTTCTGACTTGTCGGATGTTGATGGTTGTTTTTCTGTTGAAGATTTTGCAGTTGCAGAATCGTCAGAGGTAGTGGGTTCTGTTTCATCTGATTTTGTTATAGGACCTGTCTTTTTCAGTTCTAACTCATCTGGTTCCATTGTATCTTTAAAACTACCGATATCATCAATTCCAAGTTCTATCATTGATACTGCTATCTTAGACTTTTTAATAAGGCCAACTATACTAGACCAGTGATCAGACGGAAGTTTCTTACCTTCAGTAGATTTTGATAGATTTTTTGCTGATACAGCAAATCTTTTAATAGCGATTTTGAAATCATCTAATGCAGGATCATTTTCTCCTTTATCTTCTAAATCGTCAAAGTCAATATTCATACTACTTTAGTTCTTTAAGTTTACGATTTATTCTTTGTATCTTTTCGTCTAATTTAAGAAGATACTTGCTTGTAGTTTTCCAATATGACCGACTTGATATACTATTTTCTGTTTTAAACTTAGTTGCTATATTTAAAAATTTATCCACTTCCGTCAAATTTTTATTGATCTGACGCATGGTTACACCTATTTTTTGCTTCGGTGTCAAGTCTGGATGATCACGAAATAAATGATACAAACTACGACCTTCGTTTAATTTAACGGTGTTACTTTTTTGATTTTCAGTTGATTTATAGTCAAATACCTCTGCTTTATCCTTTATGCTTTTTTTGTGGTCATCTTCACTGTTTCCACTGAAAGCATGAGGTGTTTGGAAACCTTCGATATTACCGGTTGTGTTTATTTCAGATAATTCTTCTTCCGAAACAAGTTCTTCGAGTAAACTACGAATGATCTTTTTTAATTTACTTCTTTGGTTGCTCATTCTTTTCAAGTTCCTTTATCAATTCATATGACATTAATACGGCAGAAACTTGTGAATCTTTAACAACCCTTCCCTCTTTGACTTTGTTGAGTTGTGAAGTAACTTCATTGAGTTTAATCTTTACAACATCATCGTCAATATTACTACTTAACTTTTCAATTTTGCTTTTAATGATAGGAAGTTGTTCATTAATATATTCTCTTAAACTATTTGTATTAGAGATGTTATTTATGTAGTTTTTAAGTAATAACTTTTGATCTTCGTTAAGTTCACTATACTTTTCATTAAATCTATCTACGAGGAGTTTATACGAAATGAGTCTCAAATCTTCATTATGCTGGACATAACTTTCTAACTGATTTAACTCATTGCTTACTACCTTATCTTTACACAAACCACCGACTATCGTATTTTTGGATTCAACTAATTCTCTTGGATCACAAAAAACATCAGTCTTACTTCCTTCAAACAATTTATATATACTTGCGTAAGTTTTGTAGTTTCTGATTTTTGAACGAAAGAAGTCATCAATAGGATATACATCCTTCATCTCTTTAACGAGTTCATATCTAAGTCTTGATAAAACTCGGTTATCTAGTTTTTTGTGCTCACTAACTACAGCGTCAACTAATTTATATGCAGAACCTTCGGATTTTGTAGTTTCTTCCATAAGCACTTGATACAAACGTTGTTCTTTTCCAAGGTCAGTATCTTCTGCAAAATATTTTTTTACAAGTTTATTGGCAGACGACTCATTACTATCGAGTATATCAGCCGTTATTTGTCTGATTAATAATTCAAACAAAATTCCTGTATTTTTGAATTTGCTGTGTTTTAATTTTTTCACGTGAAAATTTTATCTAGATAAATGTATACAAACATAAATATGAATATAAATATAATTATTGTTTATTTTCTTAAAATATTTAATTATTTTGAATCTTCTACTTTAGAATCAGAGTCGTTAACTATATCGTTTAATTCTTTTTTTAAGTCAGTCATTTCATTGGATTCTGATATAATTTGCTTTTTTTTGTTGTCATTTTTCGTAGGAGAATTGTTTAAAAACTGATCAAGTTTTTGTAAATCAGCCTCTAGTTTTAACGGACTTTCTGACCACGAACGACCCGATACTTTTCTTTCATCACGACCAAGTGGGTCTCTGCCCATAGGTTTATCATCAGGGTGGTCGTATTCTTTATCAGCATTTTTTCGTTTCTTTTCTTCTTTCTCTCTTTCTTTTACCCGTGCCTTTTCTTCATCGGTCATTTCATCAAACTTACCAAATCCCCATGAATTTTCTTCTTCTCCACTTTCATCAGACGCATTTGGATCAGCAGGATCAGTTCCTTCGTTTTGAATTGCTTCCAATCTATAAAATTCTTTTGCATCATCTACAAATGAGTTTCTAATTTCTTCTTGTTCATCGTTGGATATATTGAAAATATTATTATAAATCCACTCTTTAGAAAAGAACTTTGCATCAACCATATCACGTGCGGTATTTAACTTTTCACTAAAAATTCGTATACGTTCTTCTTCAAAAATAGTAGATGGATTAGTTAATTGTAAACTAAAATCAACAAGTTTTGCGTCTGTGTATCCTTGTGAATACAGATGAACTACTGCAATTTTTGTTAATTCACTTACCGTTATACGTTGCACACGTTCAATTGTTCGGGCAAATCGTATATCCTCGGCTGCCAAAGTTGCTTTACCAGTTATGCTTTCATCATAACCTAAAAATGCTTTTGGTACTTTTAATGCAGCCATCATTTTATTTTTTAAATACTCAATATCTTCTGTTCCATCGTATGTCATTGCTCCTAAATTTTCAATACGAGTTCCACTGTCACCCCCACGAACTGGCATAAAAAAGTCTTCAGTCATGTTTTGTAGATTGAATTTTAGGTTATAGTCTCCTGTTTGCTCGTCAACAAATGGAACTTTTTTCATTTTGTTGATTGCTTTCTGCATAAAGTTATCGACTTCATTCGGTGGGATGTTACCTATATCTATATAAAACATTCGTTTCTCGGGTGCTCTCATTACACGATGAATAAGCATAGCATCTTCCATAAGTTGGAGTTGCTTCCATGTTCTCCGAGCAGGTTCAATTACACTTTTTCCATAGGGCAGAAAGTTACTGTCACCCAACATTCTAAAGTGTGCGATTTCATAATTTTCATATTGATCTTTGACTTCACCTTCTTGTTTGAAAATAACATAATTTGGATTCGCAGGATCCATATCTTCAATCCGTGTCATTTCATATGTAGATATAGGTTTTACATTTAAAACACCATACTCTGGTTCAATTTGTAAATTTAAATAAAAATCACCGTATTTGCACATATTACGAGTCCATCCCCATAAATTAAACTCTACATTTAATATTTCATAAAATAAATTTTCAAGAATGCCTTTAATGTTAGAATCCGGACTTGAAATTCTCAAAACATCACCAAATTCACTTCGGGTTGTGCATTCATCTGCGTATATGTCTAATGCACTTGCAATAATAGGATCATTTTCCATTGTATCGTAGTCCGAAAACAACTCAAGTCTCGCAGTTTCAAATCCTATGTTATTGTATTTACTCGCATAATCACTATACAAAGTGTGCATACGACCATATCTGTCTTTGGTCTTGGATGAGTATTGGATGTTATCAGTATCTACAACTTTTAACTTCTTTCCACCTACATTTCTAACAACCACATCAGTTGAAAATAATTTTTTCAACCCACGCAATAGTTTTTTTGTTCTAGTTTCGTCTGCCATGTTTATGTAACCTTATAAATTATATGATTTTAAAAGATATATATCTAATTGTCAACAAGTATTATATATCACTGAAACTCACTAGCTGCTCCGATGATGTCTCCACCGTCAAATCCTTGAAAGGGACCTAGTGGATTTCTTTCACGTTCATGACGATCAATGTTTTTCTCTCCCGAAAATAAAACATATTCTACTGTGTCATCTACAACGAGAATAAGAACGTTTATGTTCCATCCAGTTATATGCACATTTTTTCTAAAGTTTAGCATATCCAAAAATAAACTACCTTCTCGTTGATTTTTTAATCTTTCTAAATTAAGTTCATATGCCAACCCACTTTCTCTTGCAGCCAGTGTCTTCAAAACTCCAACAGGAAGTTCTATTTTATTAAATAATGTATATCGTGATGGACTATCCAACTTAAACTTAGTCATTACATCAAGATATGTTAGACGTTTAACATTGGGCATATTTTCTAAATCAAGACCCATTGTAACTAAATAAGAATACTTGGTTTTACCAGGAACGATTCCGTCAACTAACTCTTCAACTTGCGTATAAGTTTCAAACGAAGACTCTGTATACACCCCTTGTGTTGGCAACAATGACTGAGTTGCACAACTACTTGTTAATAATAAACTAAATGCTATGAGTATATTTGACGTTTTTTTCATATGTTTTTTCCTATTTTAATAACCAATCTAAATTTTCAGTTCCACCGTGGGGGTTTTTCATTTCATATGGATTATGTTTCAATCCTGAGTTTGCGAAGTTTTGTCCGACATTTAAATTAGTTGTGCTTCCCATATAGTCAAACAATGACTTCTGAGATTGAACATTTTCAGACCTAAATCTTAACGCGGTGTCTCTGACCCACAGTGCAATACACAAACTCATAACCAAGTCATCGTTGTATCCTTGCATTGCTTCTGCTCGTTGACCATTCCAAACAAATGTAAATAACTCATCTAAAGTTCTTTCCGAGTAAATTTCAACTTCTTTTTCACGAACATAACTTTCCATTTTGCTGATAATCAACGGACGAGTTTTAATTGATGTTGTAAATCCAGGAACTTGTTTCTTTTCTTGTCGGTTTAATTTATTGGTGTGTTGTGTAAATTCATCTATGTATTGATAGTCTCGTTGTGTGTAGTATAAATTACTGTATCCTTTATCTATAATTTGCTGAAGAACTGCCCAACCTATATTTGCATTTTCAACCACAAGTAATGCCCCGTTGAATTCACTTGCAACTGCTACTAATAAATTTCCAAAGTCTTTAGTTTCAACTTCTCCTTTGAATTCTGCAACTTGTTTTACATTTTCTACATCAAATACATGAAATGCACTTTTATCACGACCATCACCTCGGGCAACATCAGCTGCCACAACATAATCTTTGTTGTGATTTGGATATTCCCATATCCAGTATTCTTTATTTGCTCCTCGTTTTTCAACGGGTTCTTTTAGTAGGTTTCCTTTATACCAATCAATTATATCAGCATCTACAACTGAACGACCACTGCTGATAAAGTCGCAGTCACATTCTTGGGCAGCGTCTTTTTCTCCTAATAACTTTGTTTGCAATTCTCGCCAAGTTTGGTCTCGGTCTGGATGCAAGTCCCAATGTAGACGGATTGGATTAAAATCATTCGATCCGTCCATTGAACCAACCCAGGTTTTATGAAAGAAGTTACCAATACCATTAGGAGTAGATAGCAAAATAGAACGACCACCTGTTGTAATCGTAGATTGCGATGCGGTCCATATATCTTCCATATTTGTAATAAACGCACACTCGTCCACGATAAGTAAACTCAACGAAGTAGAACGAGAAGCATCAACACTACTTGAAGCCGCACGAATGCTACTTCCATTTTTGAAACGCATACTTAGTTTATTTTTTTCTGTACACTCACTTCTTAACCAACTCGGAAGATTTTCTGACATATGTGTCACTTTAGTAACAATATTTTTTGCAGTTTCTTGGTTGATAGCAATACACAGAATTGATCTATCAGTGAAAAAAGTCATTAACCACAAAGCATATCCAGATACCAATGTGGATATTCCCATTTGTCTTGCTTTTAAAACAATATTAAATTGTTCTTCTTTAAAACTTTCTAAAGTTCTTTCCTGAAATTCATACAGGTGAAATGGTATTGTTCCCAATGTAGGATGTTGAATCTTACAATAATTTTTCATAAAGTATATAGGTGACTTCAGACACTCTGTATACTCTTGTTTTATTATTTCCCTTAAGGGCATTTTTTTACCTTCTGCCATTAGGGATAAATATATATGTATTTAGTTTTCTATAATATAAAAAGTTTCAAGGTATCGTTGAAACTTTTAGAATTCCATGTCAGCATACTCAGTTAGACTTTCTTCAACCTCGGACAATCTTGCTTCAAGTTCTTCTAAGTCTGAATCTAAATCTTTCATAAGTCCTTCTTTATTTGGAATATTCCATTGTTCTAAAGAACCATCTTCGTTTAAGAATTTAGGGTCGTTGGTTATATGTTCTTTTGATTCAACCAATTTTGTTTTAGTGTCCGATAAGAAACTAAGTTCATTTTCAAGCATTGTCTTTTTTTCGTATGCTTCGTACTTACCTTCGTCTTTTAGTTTTTGTTCATGTTCTTGGACACAATCAAAACACATACCTCGCATAGCAAGCATTCTTTTATCTAAGTTCTTAGTTGGATCAACGGTACACATTTTCTTAGGACAATTGGGTGCTTCACGCAAAGTCTTTCTTACTTTGTCCATCATAGTTTCGGTTCTCACTTTTGAGTTACTTCCAACTTGCTTCCACTCTTTTCCGTCCTTATCTGTCCAAATTTCACCTGGTTGTCGGATAATGAGTTCTTCAACTTCTCCTTCATAACCATGTACTTTGGGAATTTCTTCTCCTTTGAACAACTTACGTGATCTGCTGATTACGTATTTTAAATCGTCTTTATCCATTTTAGCCATAATAGTAATATTACATTTTTTTACGATTTTGTCAAATACTATGATAACTTTTTAAAATTTAATATACACTCTTCTAAAAAAATATTTATCAAAAAGTTTTCATATTGATTTCTGTGCTTTTTGCGCTGAGAATCTGTTAAGTCATACTGCATAAAATATAGTTTACTACAACACTCTTCTAGTTTTCTAAATCTATCTACAATTGCTTTTATTATTTTATCAACCGCTGCGTAATTTTCTCCATATCCATATAAATAAAACACCGACAATGTTGCGTTTTTTGCTTCATTTTGTATTGCTTCTACAAATTCTCTGTCTAAATATGTTACTTGTTGTGGTAAAATAGCACGATGCGAAGTTCTAAATTGTTTTGATGTATCAGTCACTATGCGTTCTATCTCCATCTCTGTCAAATAAACATTGCCATTCAACTTGATCATATTATGCTCCCTATTCAATCAATGTATATATTTAATTCCATGTCAGGATTAAATACACTCTTAGTCATATTTCCCTTTTTTAAAATCTTTTCTGTCGTAGGTTTTCTTGCTTTTCATTGGTCTGCTTTTGGGCAATGTTTCTTTGCGAACTTTTTTATACGCATCCATTTTAGACATAAACTTTTTCTTTTTGGATTCCGACAACTTTCTTATTTTATGAACAAGCATTTTGATGTATTCTTTTTTGCTACCACGACCTTTGAAATATGGACTTTTATCACTCAACATTTTTGCTATATCAAGCATTGCTTTTAAATCTTTTAAATTATCTTCGCTTTCTGTATCTTCCATTTTAAAATCCTCATCAACAGGTCCATCTATTTTTGTAAATTCTACATAATAAGTACCATCTTGATCCTGAATTATTTTACCACCGACTTGTTTTGAATGTTTTTTCGCATCTTCTTCGTTGTCAAATTTTAAAGGTTCTACATTTCCATTTTGTTTAACACCCGACACATTCATTTCACCCCCACCGATTTTGTGCTTGCTGATACCAAATTCTTCGTTTTGTGGTTTTTGTCTCATTCGTTTAAGTCTTTCTTTTTCTTTTGCTCTCACCTTTGGTAGCAACTTCTTTGCAACTTTTGCAATAATAGCAGGTTTCAATTTATTATCAATAGTTTGTTTTTGACTAATACTTAAATCTGAGTAGGATTTACCTCCAGTTAACTTTTTTACCAACACATTTTTTGCAGCCTTCTTTGCAGTATTTTTTAACTTTTCAGGAGATTTTGGTCGTTTTGCCAAAAGTTTCTTTTTAAGTTGTCGTTTTTTTGCAGTACGTTTGGCAGCCCTTGCCATTTTTCGTCTAGCTGCAATTGATAATTTTCTTTCATGTTGATGATCCATATTAAAACCTCATTATTCCCATAATTTGATTTATAGGAGCAAATGTTCCCGTGAGTTTATATGTTCCACCTTTATATTGAAATACAACTCCCTCACTAGGTGCGATAACCTTTGTTCCACCAATCGCAGTTAATCTATCAAGATTTTTGAAAAGTTTTGCAATATCTTTTTTGAACTTTTCAGGAGATTCCACCGAACTAATCTTTTTTGCTTTTAAAGTTTTAGTGTGTGCATCGAGTGCTTTTGCTATATCATCACTTCCACCCGCTGCTACAAATCCTTTAACATTTTGCAGAACTTCTGCTCCGAGTTTTAAAAATATGAATTGGAAAGGCCACATATTTGCTTCAAATTGCTTTACCGTGTCTTCTTTTTCAAACTTGGTAACCCAAGCAAGCAACTTGGGTTGTTCAGATAATTCTTTTTTAATTGTAGTAATTTTATTAGACTTATCGTTATATGCCCAACGACCAATAAGTGCTTCGTATACTTTTGCAGGAAATATCTCTTTTAATTTGCTTTGTTGCTTATTCAAAAGATTTCTCCACCACGCATCGTGATACTTCATTACTTTATCGTTGTCTTTTAATTTAAATTCTTTTTTAAGTTTGTCAATCATCGCAGAATATTTTTTAAACGAATCACCAAATGTTTTGCTTTTAGGAAGTTCCACTACAATTGGTGCATTCAACGAATACCGACTTTGAACATCTGCATTGATTTGTTTGAGCATTCCACTTAACATACGAGCAGAATCTTTTAATTCACTTGTTATGTCGTTTCCATCAGAATCTTCTGAAACTGGTTTTCCTGCGGAATTGTATGCTTGAGTTCCGTGAAAAACCAACATATCTACATTTTGAGGAATAACATTCTGTGTTGCAGGTGTCATAACCTCAATGTTCATGAATCGTTCACCTTCTTTAAACACCTTGTTCT